TAGCAGGCTTCAACAAGAAGAATGTAAAAGTTCAATACAAAGACGGTGTTCTATCTATATCTGGTCAAGTAGAAGACTCTGAAAAAGAGTACGTTCAAAAAGGACTAGCTGCTAGAAAATTCTTCAAACAATTTGAACTACACAAAGATGTTGTGGTAAATGAAGCTGAGATGAAAGATGGCGTGTTATCTGTAAAACTTGGTGTTAATGAACCAGAAGAAATTAAAGCACAGGACATAGAAGTTAAGTAATGCATAAACATAAATTTTTAATTTGGGCAAGTATCGCTCCAACCATAGTTTTAATATGGATGTTGATTGCGATTATTTAATATGACATTTGGTGACGATCCCTTTGGACACAATAAAAATCTCAGAGGGATCAAACCTATGGAATTTTTTATAGCTTTTTTATTTGTCTGGTATTTACTAGCGCATTAAAAAGCCCCAGCGTTGTAAACACCACTGGGGCCCAAGAAACCAACAAACTTTTATTTGTTGTAACACTGAACCACATTGTTCAGAGTTGTTTTTACATGTTCTTAAGATACTAAATTATAAATTTATTGCAACCACTTTTTTACTTGCTCACCTAAAGTTTTTGCACTGAGTTTTATTTTATTTTTAAGAGCAGCGATGATCATTTCATCAACTGTACCACGAGTAATTAAATCGATAACCAATACGTTTTTAGTTTGTCCAATTCTGTGAGCTCTGTCTTCGCTTTGTTCACGCACTTCCAGATTATAAGAATTAGAATAATAGACAACATAAGAGGCGCTAACCAAATTAAGACCGTAACCACCAGTAGAAGGATTCCCCACAAAGAAACGCACCCTATCATCATTTTCAAATCGTTTGACATTCTCTATCCTTTTCTCAGCATCAATTGAACCATAGATGGCAACTGTACTTTCTGTGCCATAACGATCTTGAAGAACCTTTATGATTTTCTCAATGTTGTAAATATAATTTGCCCATATTATATACTTCCCTTCATTTTCTTCAATAAGGTTAAGAAGTTCATCTAACTTTGGATCTGCAAACTCTAATATATTTCCATCATCTGTTTTGACATGACCGTTAACACATTGATGTAATTTTAAAATCTCAGTTAATTTATTTGAGTAACTGACTTCTTCGTTTTGGATCACGGCCCACGCATTTCTTTTTAATTTATCATAAGCCTTTTGATGCTCATCTTTTAATGTGATATAATGTTGAGTATATAATTTTTCTGGTAAATCTAAACACTCAGACTTTCTACAACGATATGAAAACTTTTTTATATTTTGTTCTAATTCCTCTAAGTTTGTATAGTATTTTGGTAACAGAACCGAACGACCTCCCATATCTATTTCATGCATTACAGCATATCTTGCACGAAACGTATAAAACGATTCATGCCCTAATAATGATCTATCAAGAAATGCGCACTGGCTATATAAGTCGAGCGGTGACTTGGTAACAGGTGATCCTGTTAATATTCTTTTGTAAGCCACACCTTTTCCTAATTCAATTATATTTTTAGTTCGTTTAGCTGTTCTGTTTTTTATGGTTGTTGCTTCATCAATGATGATCATTGTACGATTTGCTTCACCTAAAAGTTCTTTTACTTTTTTTAATCCTGACTTGTGACTCATCGCTTCAACATTAAATAAATACCAAGTTAATTTTAATGGGTCTGCGAATTGCGGGGATAACATGGTATCCACTTTGTGAGCCATAATATTATAATCAACACTACAATGTGTTTTAATTTCTTTTACCCAATTTAAATAAACAGAGTTCGGTGCAATAACAATTGCATGTTTAATCTTATTTTGTGTAAATAAATACGCAGCATTATCAATAGTGACTTTTGTTTTGCCTGTACCCATTTCCATAAAATATGCGAAGTTCTGTGATTCTGCACCTTGCTTCAATGCAGTTCTTTGATGCTCAAATGGTTCTGTCTTGTAGTTGTATTTCATGTTTAAACAAAATTCTTTTAAAATAAATCTTGCATTAAGTAAACAAATAAATTATATGATCTCCCAGGAGGTTCTAATATGGACTTAGAAGCAGAGTCGACCATAACAGTCGATACGGCGAAATCTGCGGATATCGCCCAAACATGCAATAAGCTTTTGGAAACTCAGAAAGAAATAAAAATGGCGGAAGATAAAATTAAGACGCTAAAAGAAACAGAACGAAATCTTTCTGATAATATCATTCCAAACTTAATGCGTGAAGCAGGCTTAAGCTTGCTTAAACTCACAGATGGAAGTCAGGTAGAAGTTAAACCTTATTACCAAGCTAACATCACAGAGTCATTTAAAGAACGTGCTCACAATTGGTTACGTGAGAATGGTTTTGGTGACTTAATAAAAAACAACATCACTCTTGAATTCGGAAAAGGTCAAGATGAACAAGCACAATCTGTAATCAGAGAAGCTCAAGAAAAAGGCTACAATGTGAAACAGAAAGAAGGTGTTCATTGGGCAACTTTACGTACGTTTGTTAGAGAACAAATTCAAGAAGGCAAACAAGTCCCTAATGACATGTTTGGTGTGTATGTTGCAAATCGAGTAACGATTAAGAAGGAGGACAATTAATGTCTAAAGAAGTAGTAAAAAAACAAGAAGCTAAAGTTCCAGTTAAAATGGATCTTGAAGCTTTATCAGGACAAGGAACTGAGAACATTGGAACTAAAGATACAAGGTTACCTATCCTAAAAATTCTTTATGCTAGTAATGCAATACTAGATGAAGATGAAGCAAACTATAATGCAAAAGCTAAGGAAGGTGATTGCTATAATGAAATCACTGGGTCTTTGTATAAATCCAAAGAAGGTTTCTTAGCTGTACCATGTCATTATAATAATACTTTTAACGAATGGGCAGATAGAGGAGAAGGAACAGGAAGACCTGTTGCAATCCATACTGATCCAACAGTGATGAGTAGAACAACTAAAGCAGATGATGGTAAGGACAGAACTAAAGAAGGGACTTACATCGAGGATACTGGAAATCATTTCGTTTATATTTTAAATGAAAATTATGAACCAGTAGAAATGGCTTTAATTCCAATGAAGTCTACGCAAAAGAAAAAATCTAAGTTGTGGAATTCAATGATAATCTCTAGAAAAATAAAAGGTTCTAAAGGTTTATTTAATCCACCTGCTTGGTCTCAAGTATATAGAATTAAAACTACGAAAGAGTCCAACAGTAATAATAAGTGGTGGGGTTGGGTAATTGAGTTTGACTCAATCTTAGATACTTCAAAACACTTAGATGCTTTACAATCAGCAAAAGCTTTTTATGAACAATCTAACAAAGATGGTGCGTTTGATAAAGTAGCGTTTGAACAAGAAAAAGCAGAGAAAAAAGTAAACGATCAAGAAACTCCGTTTTAATGCATCGTAAATTACTTGAGTTGTTTGAAGGCGACTCGGGTCAATTCATCAAGGTCACCTTAACGGGTGACCAAGATGAACGTGGCAAGAGAAAAGCTGACTACACCACGCTTCACGAACCTGTAACAGAAGAAATATGGCAATCCCATTTAGAGGGAAAGTTAGTTATTGGTATAAGACCAGAGCGTGGAGATAAAATGAAATGGGGTTGTATAGATGTCGACCCACAAAGTTATAAAGATTACAGTTCAAAAAAATATATTGATATTATAAAAAATAATAAATTACCTTTAATACCAGTAAGATCAAAATCTGGTGGCTTACATATTTTTGTTTTCTTCAAAGATTGGGAAGATAAAAAAGAAGCTTTAAAAGTTTTACATAAATGGAATGAAGATTACTTCATGGCGAATGAAGTCTTTCCAATGAATAAAGCATTAGGAATGCCATACTTCAATGCAAAGATGACAACTGAGTTTGCATATAATGATGATGGCACACCAATTATGTTGGAAGCATTTTTAGAATTAGCAGAACAAAAAAGAACAACGCTTGAACAAATAAAGAAATTTAAAGATACAAAATATGAACCTGAAGATAGTTGGAGAGACTATCCTCCTTGTGTTCAAAAGATGATACAAGAAAAATGGTCTGGTAATCACAGAAATGATTTTCTTTTTAATGTCTTAGTTCTTGAATGTAAAAAGAATGAAAGCTTAACTATTGAAGAACTCATTGAGATTGGAAGAAAAAGAAATACAGAAATATTTGCAACACCACTTCCTGAGAGAGAAGTTATTACTACAGCTAAGTCAGTTAAGAAAGGTGGTTACTTTTACAAATGTCCACCAAAGTTAAATGCAATTACCCCATTATGTAATAAAGAATTATGTAAGAATAGAACACTTGGTATCTTTCAAGAAACACCTGCAATGATAGATGAGTTTGAAGACGTGATGTTCATCAGAGATATAAAAGAATCATTTTATAAATTTAATTATCAAGGTGAAGAGATTATGGTTAAACCAGAAGATCTAGCATCAGAATTAAATTTTAAAAAGAAATTATTGAATTACAAAATACTTTGGAAAACTTTACCAAGAAGAAAGAATATTAATGTTTGGGATTTATTTTTAGATGCACTTGTAAAGAAAGCAGCAGAGTCAGACGACTTTAATTATCAAGAAACTTTAGAAGATATGAGATACCAAACCTTGAAAGAATTTTTTGAGGATACGATTGAACAAGATGATTTCCAAAAATTAAAAGATGGTTATGTGGTTTTAGATTCTAAAACAAATGTTTGTTATTTTAAAAGAACAACTTTAGATAACTGGATGAAAAAGAAAATGAATAAAGCATTTAACAATTCAATGGAAGCTTTACGATTATTAAATTGTAAACGATTAGAATACCATGAGGGTGAAAAGAATATCTGGGCAGTTGATATGCCAGAGTTTATAAATCACCAAGCAGTAAAGAAAAATAAATCTAAACCAAAAAATGAAGTATCGGAGATGGATGATGACTACCACACAGGAAAATTCAGAGATTCAAAACCTAAAGCAACTTCATAAGAAAACCATAAAGATTTATGGACCGCCTGGAACAGGTAAAACATTTACTTTGATTGAACGTATTTTAAAAAACTATTTAAGAAAAGGTGTGCCTCCAGAAAGAATTGCATTTATTTCTTTTACAAACAAAGCGGTCAACACAGCAATTGATAGAGCCTTATCTGCTTTTCCTCAATACACAATAGAAAATTTTACAAGATTTAAAACATTACATAAATATTGCAGACGTTATTTTAAAGAAGAAATCTTTGATATTAAAAATTGTATGATTGATTATGCACTACAAGAAAGTATTTTAAAACGATCTGACAATCGATTAGAAGATGATGAGTTTATTTATAAGGATTGGTCACTATCTATTTATGATAAAGCAAGAAACATGATGACGGATCCAATCAAAGTTTACAAAATGGAATCATACAAGAAAGATAACATTGATGTATTCCAAAGAAAGATCGCAACCTATGAACATTATAAGAAAGATTCTTTTATTGATTTTACAGATATGATTGAAAGAGCTATTGATGAAATAGATTTTCCACCGCTTGATGTTTTAATTTTAGATGAAGCTCAAGACTTTACACCTTTACAATGGTCAGTGTTATACAAGTTAGCAAAAAATTCTAAAAAAATTTATTTAGCAGGGGATGATGATCAAGGTATTTATCAATGGAATGGCGCAGACTCAAAATATTTTACAACATACTTTCCTGGCAGAAAGGTTGTTCTAAGAAAGACGAGACGTTTTGGTGAAGCGATTCATCACTTTACTGAAATTATTAGAAGAGGAATTATAGACTCAGAAGAAAAAGAATATTTACCATCAAATAAAAAAGGTGCAGTGAAACGATATTTAAACTTTAAGGAAATAGATTTTAACCAAGAAGGTACATGGTACATCTTAGGAAGAGTGAATCGAGTCGTAAATGAATTAAGAATGTCAGCAAAAGAAGCGGGTTTATACTTTGGTGATAACAAAGGAAACAAATCATTTGACCGTAAACAATGGACAGCGATTAAAGCTTGGACAGCAATTTCTAATGGGAAAATTATTAATAAATCAGAAGCAGAAACCATGTACAAATATATTAGAGATATTGAGAAAGACGCATTTAGAACTGAAAAGTTTTGGATTGGTGAGCCCGATTTTAAAACATATAACTTTGAAACTTTAAAAGAATGGTGTGGTCTTGCTATACCTGATGAAAAGAAAAACAAAGAATGGTGGTGGATATTAAGACGTAACTTTACATCAAGACAAAAAATATATTTTATAAGATTACTGAAACGGTATGGTCAAAAACAATTAAACGAAGATCCACAAATAATTATTGACACCATCCACAGTGTTAAAGGGGGTGAAGCAGATCATGTGGTGCTCGCAAGTAAAAATGATTATGCATCAGACTTTAGTCGTAAAAATAAATTAGATAAAAGTGGTGAAAGAAAAGTTTATTATACAGGAGCATCCAGAGCAAAAGATACTTTACATATTCTTTCAACTGACTATAAGTACCATTATCCAATTGGAAAAGATTATTTAATTTATCTGGAAGAGAGTAGACATGAGTAGTAAAGAAGACTTTGAAAAAATGTTTCCATCAACTAAACAAATTGGTGGATCTCATTATAAAAATTTTAATATACAACCTTATACGTTTATCACATCAAACGATCTTTCTTTTTTTCAAGGCAACGTTATTAAATATGTTTGCCGTTATAAAAATAAAAATGGAGTAGAGGATTTAAAAAAAATTATTCATTACTGTGAACTTGAAATAGAAGAACTCTCAAAGATTAAAGAACGAATAGAAAACATAACTAATAAAATAAAAGATTAATGCAAAGATTTCATAGACCCATCAAACAAGTTTTAGATTATGTATCTAAAAAAGCGGAAGGAAAAGTTTTAGAACTTGGCCCAGGTCAAATTCCTTTTTCAAAAGCCACACATTTTTGTGGCCATAGCGAAGAAGAAAAATCTCGCTTAAAAAATTATTCAGTGTGCGACTTCTCCTCCCAAGTATTCCCATACAAAAATAAAGAGTTTGATTTTATTTATGCAAGACATGTTATTGAAGATTTATATAATCCAATTCATTTTTTAAATGAATGTAAACGAATTGCAAAAGCTGGATTTTTTGAAACACCTTCTCCTTATGTAGAAGTTACAAAAGAAGTTGAAGGAGAAAAATGTAAACATAAAGGATACCATCATCATTTTAGTTTTGTTTGGACAAATGGTAATCAAATTAATTTATTACACAAATATCCACTTATTGAATTTATAGAATTTAAATTAAATAAAGATTTAATCCAAGATCCATTTGTATGGAATAATTACTTTATGTGGGAAAATGATTTTGATATTCAACATTGGCAACATGAAAAAAACTTTATTACGATAACAGATTACCCTAATTTAATTTTAAAAGGTATTAATCAAAGTCTAAATCACACAATGAATTTAAAAACAAATATCTTAAAGGAAATGGACGAATGCAAAAACCAATAGAAATATATACAAACGTATTTAAAAGATTTAAAGAATTAAATTACGAAATTAAAAAAGCTATTGATGTTGGCGCACATCAAGGAAGTTGGGCTAAACGATTTAAAACAGTTTACCCTGATGCTGAACTTTATTTAGTAGACGGTAATGAAAAACATAAAGAAAAACTTAACGAATATGGTCAATTTATTCACGGTTACGTTGGACAATCAAAAGAAAAAAGAACTTTTTATACTTCAGCTAAAGAAATGGATGAATCAGGTAATTCATTGTATCAAGAAAATTCAAACACTCCGTTTAGAAAAAAAGAAGTTTATACAACACCTTTAAAAGATTTAGTCCCAGATCAAAAATATGATTATATTAAAATGGATATTCAAGGTGCAGAACTTGAAGTGATTGAAGGATCATTAAGTTTATTTTATCAAACTAAATTTGTTCAATTAGAAGTTCCTGTATTTCAAAATAATAAAGGTGCACCTAACTTTGAACAAGTTGTAAACTATATGGCAAACTCTGCGTTTAAAGTTTTTGAAATTGAAAATATTTACTATAATACAAGATTGATGGGGATGGATATTGTTTTTAATAATCAAACATTAAACGAGGTTTTACCAACTGAAGGTAAAAAATTAATTTATGGACACAACTAAAAAAAAGCATAAAAGATGGAACAGAGCTAAGTGTCTAAAAAAATTAAATAAAAAAACTTTATATGGCCATTACTTATGGTGTAAAAAAGAAGGGAGAGATATAAGTTGGTATGAGTCTACAACTCGCAATGAATTTTAAAAAGAATATGTGGAATGCGCCAAATGAATTTAAAGATTTAACTGGTTATAATGAAATCGCAATCGATTTAGAAACTAAAGATGAAGGAATTACAAATGGACTTGGTGCAGGTTGGGCATCAGGCAGAGGAGAAATCATTGGATTTGCAGTAGCCGTTGAAGGTTGGCAAGGTTACTTTCCTTTTGGTCATTATGGCGGAGGAAACTTAATTCCTGAACAAGTTAAACAATACATGAAAGATGTTTGTAGTTTACCTGCAACTAAAATATTTCATAACGCTCAATACGATGTCGGCTGGCTTAAAGCATCAGGGATTGAAGTCAAAGGCCAGATTGTAGACACGATGGTTGCTGCTGCATTGATTAATGAAAATCGCTGGAGTTACTCTTTGAATGCATTGTCTGTCGATTATCTTGGTGAAATTAAAGCTGAGTCTGATTTAAAAGAAGCCGCAGCGGCTCATGGTGTTGATGCTAAAGCAGAGATGTGGAAGTTACCTGCTGAACATGTTGGACATTATGCGGAACAAGATGCACGGCTCACGCTCCTTCTATGGCAGAGATTTAAAGCAGAAATAAGAACTCAAAGCTTAGAAACGATTTGGAAATTAGAATCTGATCTTCTACCTATTTTAATTCAAATGAGATTTAACGGAATTAATGTTAACTTAGAAAAAGCTGAAGCATTAAAATTAGAATTTGCGGAACAAGAAAAACACTTGCTCCACAAAATAAAACAATTATCAGGCCGAGATATAGATATTTGGGCAGCACGTCAGATTGGAGAAGCTTTTGATAAGCTTGGTATAGATTATCCAAGAACACAGAAAACAGGTGAGCCATCATTTACACAAAATTATTTATTTAATTCCCCTCATGAAATCTCTAAATTAATTGTCCAAGCAAGAGAAGTCAATAAATTTCACAACACCTTCTTAACTGGAATTACTAAATACCAACACAAAGGAAAAATTCATGCGGAAATCAATCAACTTCGTTCTGATTCTGGTGGCACTGTTTCTGGTCGTCTCAGCATGTCAAACCCGAACTTACAACAACTCCCAGCAAGAAACAAAGAATTTGCACCGAAAATTCGTGGTCTATTTATGCCAACAACAAATTGTAAGTGGGGTTCATTTGATTATTCACAGCAAGAACCAAGATTGGTCGTGCACTACGCTTCTTCGATCGGCGAAGGCTATGAAGGATCTCAAGAACTTGTGGAAGCTTATGCGAATGCTTCAGCCGATTTCCATCAAACCGTAGCTGACTTAGTCGGTATTGATCGTAAACAAGCTAAGACGATTGGTTTAGGTTTAATGTATGGAATGGGTAAAAATAAATTAGCAAACTCACTTGGATTAGAAAGAGAAGAGGGAGATAAAATTATTGCAAAGTATAATCGTAAAGTTCCTTTTGTAAAATTATTATCTGATCGTTGTATGAAGAAAGCTGATGAAGAAGGTGTGATTAGAACAAAGCTTGGCCGTAAGTGTCGTTTCGATGAATGGGAACCAAGAGATTGGGGTCTATGGACAAGTGAAACTTTTGAGAACGCGGTTGCTAAATATGGTCGTGGTAATATTAAAAGAGCGAAAACTTACAAAGCACTTAATAGATTAATTCAAGGATCAGCAGCCGATCAAACTAAACTTGCAATCGTAGAATGTTATAAGCAAGGTTATTGTCCTAAATTACAAATCCATGATGAATTATGTTTTGATGTTGAAACTGAAGAAGATGAAACCAATATCAAACAAATCATGGAACAAGCCATGCAATTAAAAGTACCAAGCGTTGTTGATGTAGCCATCGGTGATAATTGGGGTGAAACATCATAATCATAAATGTTCTGTATGTGGGGAAACTGCCCACGTTATTGAAAAAGAAAAATATTATTGCGCAACTTGTATGTTGAGTATTTTGAAGCGACAAGAATCCTTAAGCGGGAAACCCGAAACACGGCTCACGAACCAAGTGACCTATACGCTAGGAAGCGTAATTAGGAATTAAATCTTCTCTTGGTATTTCGTTTTGAGCAAGTCTAATATCTTCCATGTCAGCAGAAACCATTTGTCTTCTAACAAATCTGATTTCTTCTTCGATAGGTTTCATTTCAACGGTAACTTTACCCGCTTCTAAATAGCATCTATTCCATTTAGATTCTAACTCTATCTTTTTAGCCAACAGGTCTTTGTTTGCTGTCATTAGCTATCTCCTCGTAAAAAAAGAAAATTCTGTCTGGTCTATAAACGCTTTCATACGAGACAGAGGCGTTTCCTTTTTTTAACTGTTTGATGAAGTCTTGTCGGATATCCTTATCATCCTCTCCTTGGAACTCTGAGACAATCAAACGCCCGCCTAGACGACATTGGACACGATAAGTCTTCATAAGATAATTTTACCTTCTTTTGTGGGGTTTTGTCAATAGGCAAGCAATATATCTCTATTTTGGTAATGGTCAAATTATTTTTTTTAAAATCTTCTTCGATTTGTTTACCACGCCTTTTGGCTGCTGCACCGCACAGTTCGATCTTTTTGTATTTTACAACTGGTTCTTCCCAGAAATTCATACATCTAGATTCAACAGAATTATCTGTTGCTTGAACACATAGCATACCAAATATTGCAAAAAATTCTGACATAAAATGAGAATATCACATAAAAAAAATTATTGATATCTCTCTGTGATTAAGATAAACAATGGGAAAAATAAGGAGAAAAAATGGATATCAATAAATGGAAATCTGTAGCTGTTCGTATCCAAGACTACAACATTTTAAAAGCAATTTCTAAAAATAAATTTAGAGCGCCCGCTTCTATGATCTCAAAACTTGTTGATGATTATGTTGAATTTCAAGCGAAAAAAATGAAAGTTTCTAAAGATGCTTTCGTGAAAAAGCTTCTTAATGGCAAGTCTTGAGCATTTACACAACGAAATTAAACTTCTTCTGAGAGAAAATAAACGTCTTTCAGAAGAACTTAATGCAATAAAAGACATAAATACGTATTATATAAATCGTTGCAAACTTCTCAAAAAAATCATACAAAAGTTCAAAGACGGGATTAAAAGAATTATCAATTAGTCTCGTCAAGGACTTTAAACTATGGCAAAAAATCATTACAATAGGCATATGCCTAGAGATAAATTTGAGGATACTTTATACGACACTGATATCGACTTTTCTAAATTCAGTCGTCAAGAAATAAACACACTCATGCTGGAAATCGACAAAGATGTCGATTATTTGATGTCAGCCTACGCACCCCCATCGCTAATCAGACACCATCATGAGCTATTATCAAGACTTATTAAACGTTATGGGCATTAATTTTGCGACCGAAATGGTCAAGCAAAATTTACCTAAAGAAGTAAAAATGTGGAGAGCCGTCATTAATAATGCCATAGGTGATGTTGCTTTAAACTTATCCGACCGAAAAAGCTCACTACTTAAAATGGAAGCTCATCATTGGATCATGGATAATACTGAGGATTTTCAACAAGTATGTTATTTCGCAGAACTCGAACCTGATAATGTTAGGCGACAATACATACGAGCATTACAAAATAATAAAATTATATTTACTGACCGACAAATTAAATGGAAAAAATATAATGACAATTACCAAAAATTAAAAACGATTCCGACAAAAGAGGGTAGACGAGAACTTAGAAAAGTCGTTGAGTATCTTAGACGACTTGTTTCAAATGCTACTAATAAACCCATAAAAATCGGGTAGAGGAGAACGAGTCACCTCTACCCTATGTTTAAACAACTTTTCTGAAAGGGAGTAGTTAGAAATAACTACTACAAAAAGGAATTTAGCACGAGTATTGAAACAATGCAAGATTTCATTTACAAGGGTAGTAGAGTCCCCCAACTGCTACTACCCTCTCTCTAGAGCCTCGTACGAGGGCATTTAGACCCTAAGGGACACCCAATTATGTACCCGAGCCGTCCAATCACGGCTCACGAGCCTAAAACTTGTAATATCATGACACACACAAAACTGAATCCTGCGATTAAAAAATACGCAAACCAATGTTCAGGTTTTGGTTTTTTGCACAATATAATTCTTTTTAATATATCCATTTGATTCTTTTATTATTATGTTTACTTTTTTTAAAAGCCCTACCATTGTTGGCGTGGGTTTTCTTCTAAAATCTTTTCTCAAATATCGATTTGTTCTAGCACATAAAGTAAGTGCATACTTTTTAAAAAACGTTTTAGAAAAATCTCCATAATCTTTTGGGTCGCTTGAAAAGTTTACAAAAGTTTTACTATTTTTAAATTTTTTTACAAAATAGTGATCGTATAATAAATTACAAATACTGTTTACTTCATGCAAACTAAATAATCTTTGTTTTATCCCTTTATTATTTTTAATCACTTTCATTATCTTCTTTTTTCCCAAATGGTATACTGTTTTTTTCCGTCAAAATAATAACCAGATATATCTAGTTTTTTTGTAGGGCGTTCAGACACGCTTGTGGACTTGAGAAAGCTATTTTTCGATATAGCTTTTCGTTTTCCTGTTTGTCTTTTCCGCATAATGTTATTTCCCCTGTTTCCCAATTTACTTTTACTTTCTTTTT